CTTTGAGGAAAAGCACGCGCTTTCCGGCGTAGCCCCAGCACACACGGTTCGCATGGTGGCGCGCTTGGTTGGTGTCCCACATTCGACGGTGTACGCGGCGATCAGTTCCGGGCGGTTGCCATCGTTGCTGGTGAGGCGTCGGCGCATTGTCCAGCACGACGCCATGATGTTTTGGTCGTGCAAAGTGCATGGGTCTAGGTCCGAGGCTGAAGCGGTGCTGATGGAGGTGGTGCGGGCACGGATGTATGCTGCAAGAACCTAATTGGCGCATCATCCTTGAACGCTGGCGGGTGTCGCCCTTTCACTTCGTATTGGAAGGGCTGTTTAGACTCACCGAGGCTCAGTGGCAACCTTGGATTCCCGGCACGCCGCGTCCCGAGGTCTCGCCCAAAGGACCGGAAGCGTGGCAGGGGCAATTTTTGCGGGACGTCGGCGCTGCGATCTTCGACGGCAAACGTCGGTTTAGCGTCAGGGCTGGCCACGGTGTTGGCAAGACAAGCGTGGAAGCCTGGCTGATCCTGTGGTTCGTCTTGTTCCATCGCAATCTCAAGGTTCCCGTCACCGCCAACAGCCAGGATCAGTTGCGCGATGTGGTGTGGGCCGAGATTGGCCGTTGGCATCGCGAATTGCCGCCGTTCCTGAAGGACAAGATCGAGGTTGCCGCCGAACGTGTGTTCGTCCATTCCGATCCCGATAGCGCCTTCGCCGTGGCACGAACCGCGCGACCGGAACGTCCCGAGGCTTTGCAAGGGTTCCACGCGGCCACGTTGGCGTTCTTCATCGAAGAAGCGTCGGGTATCGAAGAAGTGATCTTCGAGACCGCTGGCGGTGCGTTGTCGTCCGAGGATAGCTGGGTGTTCATGTTCGCCAACCCGACGAGGACAAGCGGATACTTCCACCGCTCACACCATGAAAACCGTGGAAGCTGGCGTGTCTATCACGTGCCCTGCCAATCCTCGTCTCGCGTGTCGCCGTCCTATGCCAACACCATCGCCCAGGAGTATGGGCTTGATTCCAACGTCTATCGTGTCCGCGTTCTGGGCGAGTTTCCCGAGACAGAGGACGACAGCGTTATGTCGCTCGGTCTGGTCGAGGCCGCTGTTGGTCGCGAGGTACAGCAGACCGAGGCCGGTGTTGTGTGGGGTCTCGACGTGGCGCGATTTGGCGATGATACGACGTGTCTGGCCAAGCGCTGCGGCAACATCATCACCGAGCCGCTGATCGAGTGGAAGAAGGTCGATCTGATGCAAACGGTCGGTCGCGTCTACCAGCAATTCAGCGAGACGTCATTCGACAAACGCCCGACGTCCATCAACGTCGACGTGATCGGCCTGGGCGCTGGTGTGGTCGATAGACTGAGGGAGTTGGGCCTGCCGGTGCGTGGCATCAACGTCGGTGAAAGCCCGGCGCTCGACCCCAACAGGTACATGCGCTTGCGCGATGAATTGTGGTTCCGGTGCCGCGATTGGTTTGACACGCGCGCCGTATCGATGCCGCCCGACGCGGCGCTGATCGGTGAGCTGGTTTCACCAAAGTACAAGATCGAAAGTTCGGGCAAGCTCAAGGTCGAGAGCAAGGACGATATGAAGAAGCGTGGTGTCAAGAGCCCCAACAGGGCCGATGCGCTGTGCCTCACGTTCGCGGGCGGCGAGGTCAAGGTTGAACTCCGCAGACAGACTGCGGTCGGTGACTACGACCCGTTTGCCAATATCGGATCAGGCGAGTTCGAGCGCGCCATTCGGCGCCAGGACATCGCTGGTATGGATTACCAACCGTTTTGATCTACGATTACACGCATGGCGGCTGCGAGCGAGTCTGTCTCAATATGCGCGAGCGCGATCGGGTCGAAGTACTCGGCCTGCAGCCGCATGATTCACTGTTCCGCCTCGCGTTCGAAGCCACGCACCAGATCCTCAATACGGGTCGCGGTGTGGTTGCCTACAGTCCCAGGACCGGCAAGCCATGCGCCGTTGCCGCGTTCACCGAGAAATGGCCGGGTCTGTGGGAAGTGTGGATGTTCGGCACGGATGACTTCAAGGACTGCGCTATCGAGTTGATCCGGTGGTTCCGCAAAACGGCGGTCGACATCCTGTCCACGTGCAAGGGCCATCGTCTGCAAGCTGATAGTCGGTATGACCACGAGGAAGCCCACAAGATGATGCGGGCGTTAGGTGCTATCGAGGAAGTCCGACTACGCCGCTATGGCAAGGACGGCAGCGATTACATCCGGTTCGTGTGGCTCAACGGCGAGAACGACGCGGTGCTACGGCCGCATTTTACGAGGGCGGCTTAGTGTTGAGGCGCCATTCTGGAATCAACCCCCAATAGAGGAGTACGTGTCATCTGCTTTGGAAAAAGTAAGAGCAGCACCCCGCCCCCGGTGCCGGCGCCCACGCCGCCCACCCAGTTCGGCTATGTCTCGGCTGACTACAGCAACAAGGAACAGCAGAAGGCGGCTGCGATCAGCAGCACGCAGGGCGGTATCCAGCCACAACCGTTCGGCTCCGAACTCGGCACTGCCGGCAACGGCTCGGTTCTTCCCGGACAATAAGGAGACACGACCATGTGTGGAAGTTCCGCCCCGACCCCGCCGCCACCGCAAGCCCCGCCGGCACCGATCCCCAAGACCGATTCCAAGCTCGATGCCCGTGCCGAACAGCAGCGCAAGGCTGCGTTGGGTGCAAGCCAGGGCTACACCGCAACCAAGTTGACCGAAGGTTCGCTTGGCGCTGCCACGACGGCAAGTCCGGTGCTGGGCGGTTAGATAGATGGCTGATGGCACAGCGCCCAATCAGTTGGGCACGTACACCGAACAACTGAAACGGCGCTATCACGCTCTCAAAGACTCGACCGAGCGCGTCAATTGTGAAGGCCATTGGCAGCAGGTCGCCGAGGTCATCAGCCCGCGCAAGATGGACTTCGTCGGCATGCGTACGCCCGGCGAGAAGAAAATGAATGCGGTCTATGATTCGACCGGCATTCACGCCAATGAAATGCTTGCCTCTGGCCTGCATGGCATGGCGACCAACCCGGCCAGCAAGTGGTTCAGTCTGCGGATTGTCGGCAAGAAGACCAACCCCGAGACCGGGGAACGGATGGACTTGAACCAAGTCCCCGAGGTCCAGCGGTATTTGTCCGATGTCGAAGACATCATGTGGTCGAAGATCTACCAGCCGGGAACAAACTTCACCACCAGCCTGCATGAATCCTATCTCGACCTGGGTGCGTTTGGCACCAGCATCATGTTCATTGGCCAGCGTGACGACGGCGGGCTGCTGTTCGAGACCCGCAGCTTGGCCGAGTGCTAAGTCGCGGAGAATTTCGAGGGCAAGGTCGACACCGTCTTTCGGCGCACAAAATATACCGTGCGTCAGATGATGCAGATGGCGAAAACGCCGCGCAATCCCGATGGCTGGGATGTCAGCGACAAGGTCAAGGATCTCTACCGCGAACAGAAATACGATGATCCCGTGTGGGTGATTCATGCGGTGTTCCCGCGCGTCGAGCGCGACCCGACCAAGAAGGGTCCGCAGGATATGCCGTGGGCGTCCTGTTACTTCGAGGAAGCCGAGTGCCACGAACTGGAGATGGGTGGCTTTCCCGAGTTCCCCTATCTCGTGCCGCGCTGGTCGAAATACGCCAACGAGGTCTATGGCCGCTCGCCCGGCATGACGGCGCTGCCCGACGTCAAGATGCTGCAAGCCATGAGCGTGGCGGTGATTAAAGTCGCACAGAAGATCGTCGATCCGCCGATGTGGTTGCGTGACGATGGTGTCGTCGGCCAGACCCGAACGGTGCCGGGCGGCATCAACTACTGGCGCGGCAATCCCAACGACGGCGTGATGCTGATGCCCACCACGGGCCAGGGACTGCCCGTCACGCTCGACATGATGGAGGAGTTGCGAAACAGGATTCGCACCACGTTCTTCACCAACATCATGCAGAGCACGAACGACAAGCAGATGACCGCGTATGAGACGGCGCAGATCACCGCCGATCGCATGCGCCTCATGGGTCCGATGATTGGCCGGCTGGAGGGCGAAAAGCTCGGGCCGATGGTGGACCGCATCTTCGGCATGTTGAGCCGTTCCGGCGATCTGCCGCCACCGCCCAAGGTGATTGAGGGCGAGGACTTCACCGTCGAATACGTGTCGCCGATTGCCACCGCGCAAAAGCAGATGACGGTTGCCGGCATGACGCAGGTGATGGGCTTGATGGCCGGCATCGTTGGCCCGGAAGGTGCGGTGATGCTGGCACAGCGCAAACTCGATCTCGATCGCGTGTTCGATACGGCCTGGGACTTGTTCAACAACGATCCGCATATGCTCAAGGACGACGAGGCCCTGCAGGCCGAGGACCAGAAACAGCAAGCGATGCAGGGAATCCAGATGGGCCAGCCGGCGATGGACATGGCCCAGAAGGGCGCCGGCGCGGTCAAGTCGCTGGCCGATGCGCAAGCCGGCGGTGGTCTCGACATCCCCGGCATCCTCGCTTCGCTGCAGAAGGCAGGTCAGGACAACCCGCAAGCCGCTGCCAAACTGGCAGAGCAAATGCCACCCGGAATGCAAGAGGCTATGAATGGCGCGCCCGCGTAAAGGATCGGCCCAGGATCGATTGGCCGCCAACTGGAAAACGGTGTGGCACACGCCCGCCGGCCGGTTGGCGATCTCTGAGTTGCTGATCGCAACCAATGTCTACAGCGAAATCCAGACCACCGATCCGTTGCAGATGGCGATGGCGATCGGTGAACGGAATGTCGCGGCGCGTATCGCCCGCTATCTCGGCTTGAAGGCCGAGGACTATGTGCAGGATGCGACCGATGCGGTCGATCTTGTGAGCAAATTCATGGAATCACATCAACTCTGAGGAACGAAATGTCAGCCGACGGAACAGCAGCCGCGCTTGCGACACCTGCCGAGACCGCACCAAGTGTGTCCGGGTCCAGCATTCTCACGTCCAACTTGCCCGATGCACCGCTTGCACCGGCACCCGATACCGCCGAGGGCACGATGCAGGCGGTGATCGATGGCCCGCCCGAGTGGGCGGTTAGTAAGTTCTGGAGCCCGGAGAAATACAAAGCCGACCCGGACGGCTATCTGAAGGAATACGCCCAGCAGGTCTCGACCGGATATCGCAATGCCGAGGTTCTGATCGGCGGCGAGAAAGTCCCCGTTGTGAAAAACTGGGACGATCCCGAGCAGCAGGAAATCTGGTACAAGGCCGCCGGTCGACCGGAGAGCCCTGACAAATACGAGTTCAAGCGTCCCGACAATCTGCCCGAGGGGATCAGCTACGACGAGGACATGGAGAAAGAATATCGTCAGTGGGCGCA